ACATTACACGGCGCATTGGAGATGGGACTTGAGACGTTTGTTACGCAAAATTACGAATCGGTGGATAGCCTGGAAGAGCTCGAATTCTACTTTGGTAATATTGACCTTAGGCACCACCTCTGCAGGCAGAAAGATCCTGAGGAGGCTGCTCGCAAGATAGCCCGCAAGTATCATGCACAACTAAGTATGCTGGCTGATAAGGGTCCTAAGGTATCTGCATATGAGCTTCTTCCTATTGAGAACGAATCACGTGCACTGCCTAAGACCGGTATGTACAAAGGCACTCCTTTCCATGGATCATGGGAGCAAAGGAATGCTGTGCGTCTTGCATTCAAAGATGAGATGATGACTTTATGCTCATCTGGCAAGGTAAAGTTTAACCTATGGGTAGATCGTATGATCAATGATAAGGGTGAACTAGACTTTGCATATATGGAGAAGCCTAAGTCTATCCATCTATCTCGAGATGCATATCCTCATTGGCAGGGACGTAAGTACAACAAATTACCTGAGACTGTGGTTAAATCTACAACGTTAGATGATTTTTTTAATTGAGGAGCGTATATGAATATAACTTATGATGAGTTAAGTGAAGAAGCAAAACAAGACCTGCAAATGGCAAAGAATCTAGAAAATTACCAAGAAAAACTACGTAAATATACTGATGAAATTAAAGCTAGAATTTCCCCAAATCTAAATATCCCTACAGAAATTGATTATAAATACAATGAGGGTCAAACTCTCCAAGAGATTGCCGAATACGTCAATAAGACATACGGCGAACATTATTCCCAAAATAAATTTCAAGCTACTGAATTCATCATCGACTCAGGTCATGGTGAAGGGTTCTGTCTAGGGAATATGCTAAAGTACACCCAACGTTATGGCAAGAAGAATGATCCTGCAGAATGGCGTAAAGATCTAATGAAAGTCATCCACTACTCAATTATCATGCTACATGTACATGATCTACAACACAAGAAGGATTAATAATGGAAATTAAGATTGATATTAACGAGCTTCGTAAGCGTAAGCTATTCGTAGCAGCACCCATGTACGGCGGCCAGTGTGCAGGTATGTTCTGCCGTTCTACCAACGATCTATCAGCAGCTGCTGTCCACTATGGCATCGAACTGCGATTCTACTACCTATTCAACGAATCACTGATCACTCGTGCACGTAACTACTGCGTAGACGAATTCCTTCGCTCTGACTGTAGCCACATGATCTTCATTGACTCTGATATCGGGTTCAATGCTCAAGATGTCATCACTATGCTAGCCATGATGGATGATGAGTCTGACTATGACATCCTATGTGCACCTTATCCTAAGAAGTGTATCTCATGGGAGAAGGTCAAGGCAGCCGTCGATATGGGTGTCGCTGATGAAGATGCTAACGTCCTAGAGAAGTTCGTCGGTGACTACGTCTTCAATCCTGCTGGTGGTCGTACCGAGATCCCTCTTGGTGAACCAGTTGAAGTACTTGAGTCTGGTACCGGGTTCATGATGATCAAGCGTGCTACCTTTGAAAAGTATGCAGCAACTTATCCTCAGTACTCTTACAAGCCTGACCACGTGCGTACTGCACACTTCGATGGTTCACGTGAGATCTTGGCCTACTTCGATTGTATCATCGATCCTGAGACCAAGCGTTATCTATCCGAAGACTATATGTTCTGTCAGCAGGCACGTAAGGCTGGTCTGAAGGTATGGCTAGCTCCTTGGATCCAACTACAGCACGTCGGATCTTATATCTTCGGTGGTTCACTAGCCGACCTTGCTGCAGTCGGTGCAGCAGCTACAGTCGATCCTTCAAAGCTCGGCAAAAAGAAGTAAGAAAAAGGGGAGAGCGCAAGCTCTCCCCAATTTTACCAGGCAGACATCTTCTTTGTCTGGACGATCCTATCATCAAGACCATTGGTTCCACCATTGATCTTCTTGGTCACTGCAGTGATAGTAGCATCACCGATGCCTCTATCACATATAGCCCATAGACCATTCCTTTCAAAAAAGAACATGGCAGATTCAAAGGCCAACTCTGTAGCTACTAGATCTGGATTTGTCATAACATCAGGTCTTTTACAGTAAATTGAAAAAGCCTTATAGTTATCCTTTCCAGTCAGCTGTAGAGCACCTCTACCACGGTACCGATAACCATCCTCAGATGACTCAGGTCCATTACCCATCCGACCAGCGTATACCTTATTGGCGATCTTCTCAGGATTACGAGCATAGGCACTGGCTGAAGCTGGTGTTGGAAAGTACTTCTTGAAGGTCTTCTGTAAACCATCAGCTGAGTAGTTTAAGTTCTCAACAAAGGCCTTGAACGCACCAGTCTCATGGTGTGTCTGTGCAAAGAAATGGACAGCACGATTCTTCGTCAGTCCATAGTGTTTCATGGCTGCATTAAACGTACCTGGTCCCCAAGCACCGTCAGCAGTTATACCGCACTTAGTCTGTAATGCTGTTATCGGATTCATGTTTTTACCTTTCAATGTCTCGATTATATTTATTTTTATAGCGGTTTTCACTATATAAGTGTGTACAATTAATCCAGACAGTGTATTATAAGATTATAGCCAATCACACGGAGTGAATATAAAATGAAGTTGAGTGAACGTACCCTACAAATCCTAAAGAACTTCTCTACAGTTAACCAATCGATCTTAGTCCGACCTGGTAATATCATCAAGACGGTATCACCACTAAAGACGATCGTGGCTCGTGCAGAAGTTGAAGAGAACTTTGAACATCAATTTGCCATCTATGATCTATCACGTTTCCTAGGTGTGATCTCTCTGTTCAATGAACCTGAGTTTGAATTCACTGCCACTTATGTGACTATCACTTCTGGTAAGCAGCGTGTCAACTACACGTATGCATCTGAGACTATGGTGCCTGCACCTCCTTCTAAGGACATCAACTTCCCCGATACTGAAGTTGAGTTCACCTTATCGTCTGAAGCACTATCTACTATTGCACGTGCAGGCTCTGTCCTTCAAATGCCTGAGATTGCAATTGTCGGTGAAGACGGTGTTATCACTGTCCGTGCTATCGACTCTAAGGTATCTACCGCTGACGTCTTCTCTGTCGATGTCGGATCTTGCACCAAAGACTTTGAAGTCATCTTTAAGCCTGAAAACCTAAAGCTAATTCCTGCAGAGTATACTGTTGCACTTACGTCTATGGGTATCTCACGGTTTGGTGCTGCCGGTCTAACTTATTGGGTTGCAACGGAATCTAAGAGCAAGTAAATGAGTAAGATACAAATCGGAGCTATCTTTGAGCTGATCGAACGACTAAACGATATGAAAGCTCGAGGTGCTCCAGAGGAAGAGATCGAGAAGCTTGCCGATGATATCGGGGATCTGCAAATGAATGTAGTTATAGGAGAATTAGAAGATGAAAGTTAATATTGGAAATGATAATTTTGCAGTTGACACTTACCGACTTGTCAATAAGTATTTCGAGAAGAAGTATGGTAAACCATATTGGTCTATGGAACAAGAGCAATTATCTAATCTAGACATGTCAGTTGTTGTAATTGGTGATACTATTGATAATATCCTCAATGCTACTATCAATAAGATTATTGCAAAGATCCCTAAGAAGGTCAAGGTAAAGATCGAAAAGCAAGACGTTTGGGCATTAGACTATACTCTGGCTATTGTTATTGCTCCTGCTCTTAAGAAGCTAAAGGATGCCAAGAGCGGTTCTCCATGGGTTGATGATGCTGATGTTCCTGAACATCTTCGTGTTGATCCTTTAGAAGTAAAGAAAAATGAATGGGACACCGATAGTCGCTATCATGCTCGTTGGGATTATGTTATCGACGAAATGATCTGGACATTTGAACAACATGCTAAACAAAATACATATCTAGATGACGAGTTCAATACCAACAAAGCAGAATTTGAGGCTCATGGCTCTAGAATTGATAATGGCAATCGTCTTTTCGGTAAATATTATAATATGCTTTGGTCTTAATCAATGAGCTATTTGTTTACAAGTGAAAGTGTCAGTGAAGGACATCCAGATAAAGTCGCTGATCTAATCAGCGATTCTATCTTAGATCTGGTTATGTCACACGAAGATGATAGCATGAGATGTGCTTGTGAAACTATGGTCACTACTAATAGAGTGATCTTAGCTGGGGAATACAAAGGTGTTCTAAGTCCAGAAGAAGTTGATGCTACGGTACGTTCTACAATTAAAAACATCGGATATGAACAATCCGGCTTTGATTGGCGTACAGTAGAGATCACTAATTTGATGCATGGACAATCTGCAGATATTGCTTTAGGTACTGATAATTTTGGTGCTGGTGATCAAGGTCTTATGTTTGGATATGCCTGTAATGAGACTCAAAATTATATGCCAGCGGCCATCTATTATAGCCACCTTATAATGGAGCATCTAACTTCTCTTCGTAAGAACGGTCTAACTGAGCTAGGACCAGATTCTAAGGCACAAGTAACTCTAGAGTATGGTAATGATAACTCAGTTATCGGTATTCGTAAAATTGTATGTTCGACTCAACATCAAGAAGATGTAGAAATTGAACATGTTAGGGAAATAGTAGAAGATGCTATCCGTAATATAATTTCACCAGTCACCTTGCGACAAACTGAATTCTTAATCAATCCTACAGGTAGATTTGTTATCGGTGGTCCAGATGGAGATACTGGTCTAACAGGTAGAAAGATCATCGTAGATACTTACGGTGGTTCTTCGCCCCATGGTGGTGGTGCTTTTAGTGGTAAAGATCCAACAAAAGTAGATAGAACTGCTGCATATATGGCTAGGTACTTGGCTAAGAATATAGTGTATAGTGCTAATGATTTGTCACCACTGTCTGCTACAGTTCAATTGGCATATGCCATTGGTGTTGCAGAACCAGTTAGTGTAAATGTTAAAGTCAACGGCCAAGATCATCAAGAATTATCTGAATGGATCTCTAAGAATGTTGACTTGACACCAAAGGGAATCATCGATAAGTTTGAGTTGTTCCGTCCTATATACACACAGACTACAAACTATGGTCATTTTGGAAAAGATAATTTGCCATGGGAAGCATTAGATTTATTTAATGTGTAATATTGATTATAAATAGATCAACTAATGGATAGTAGCTCAGTTGGTAGAGCGTAGAGCTGTTAACTCTAATGTCGTAGGTTCGAGCCCTACCTATCCAGCCACTATAGGGTTGCAACCTCAAATAGCACGCGCGGACTCACGGTTAGGTCCGCATCTATTATGGAGGGATGTCCGAGCGGTTTAAGGAACTAGTCTTGAAAACTAGCGTGGGTGAAAGTCCACCGTGGGTTCGAATCCCACTCCCTCCTCCATTTGTCGGTCAAGCATTAAAGTGATGTGTCAGTCTCCAAAACTGAAGAACACGGGGCGGTACCGTGGACCTTCGCCATTTATTATGAAAAGGATATATTATGATTACATGTTGTTCATGTCAAGGTGAATACGAAGAGATTCTTGGTACCTTATCAGCACATGGGTGTGCTAGTGAAAGTGGTATTTTTGGAATTTATTGTTACTATGGCAGTAAATATGATTGCCAGTTTTTTACACCAGTTTCTGATGTTGAACATGGAATTCTATGTGATCAATGTATTGAAGATTATCTATCATCAAATGTTATTACATCTGCATCATATCCAGAGACTACTAGTAGTGAAATTGCTTTAACATATAGCCAAATACTTTCTATTAAGGACTTTGCATATAAAATAGCACAAATACCTGATGAAATACTTATTCTTAAACAGACTAATACTGAGTTGACTATATCTATAACTAAGAAGCTTTAACTGTGTACATTTAATAGTGCATAGTGTATATTGAATATTGGTCACATGTGAGGAGTTTATATTATGAATAACCAACAAGAGTTTCTCTGGGTGGAAAAATATCGTCCTAAGACGATTGCCGACACCATTCTACCTGATGATCTAAAGAAGACTTTCCAACAATTCGTAGATCAAAAAAATATCCCTAACCTAATCCTAGCGGGTGGTGCCGGTGTCGGTAAGACCACCGTGGCACGTGCCATGCTAGAAGAACTAGAGTGCGACTATATCGTCATCAATGCTTCGATGAAGGGTAATATCGATACTCTACGTAATGAGATCCAGAACTTTGCATCCTCGGTGTCTTTCACTGGCGGTCGTAAGTATGTCATCCTAGATGAGGCTGACTACCTGAATGCAAACTCTACTCAACCTGCACTCCGTAACTTCATGGAAGAGTTCTCTAAGAACTGCGGGTTCATCCTAACTTGTAACTTCAAGAACCGGATCATCGAACCACTACACTCTCGATGCTCAGTGATCGACTTCAAGATCACAAAGAAGGATATGCCGGCTCTAGCTATGCAGTTCTTTAAGCGCGCCTCTGGTATCCTCAACACTGAGAATGTTAAGTTCGATAAAGATACCCTTCTTGCAGTCATCGCCAAGTACTATCCTGACTGGCGTCGTGCACTGAATGAATTGCAACGGTACTCTGCCACTGGTGCAATCGATTCGGGTATCCTGATCAACATGTCCGAAGAGTCCTTTAAGGTACTTCTTAAGCACATGAAGGCTAAGGACTTCAGTTCTATCCGTAAGTGGGTCGGTGAATACTCTGATCTGAATTCGGCTGAGATCTTCCGTAAGTTCTATGACAATGCATCTGATGTATTGACTCCAAACTCGGTACCACAGTTGATCATCCATATTGCTGACTATCAATACAAGGCAGCATTCGTAGCTGACCATGAAGTCAATCTTCTAGCATTCCTAGTAGAGATCTTGGCCGACTGCGAGTTTAAGTAATGAGTTCCCCCTTCGACTTTATCAATGCGGTCTCTCAGACCAAGAAAGATATATTCAAGGAGGATCCACAGGCAAACAAAGACTACGTTCCATACATCATTAATAAAGGCCTATCGTACTTTACCGATACAATTCTCTATGCTAATGAGTTGAATCGTTGTGCCCATCTAGATCATGATATGCAATTTTACTATCTTATAAATAGTATCAGACCACAGAAGCGTTATGCTAAGTGGGTCAAAAAGATATCAGAAGATGATTTAGAACTGGTTAAGGTACATTATGGATATAATGATGATAAAGCTCGCCAAGCCATGTCTATCTTATCAGATGATCAGATCAAGTTGATAAGAAAAAGTAGAGAACAAGGCGGCACAAAATGAATGCGAGTATTATTCAATCCCTAGTGGAAGTTACGTTAAATGATGCTGATGACTTCTTGAAAGTCAAAGAGACTCTCACACGGATTGGTATCCCTTCTCGTAAGGATAATACTCTATATCAGTCTTGTCATATATTGCATAAGCAGGGCAAGTACTATATCACTCATTTTAAAGAGCTGTTTGCTCTTGACGGTAAACCTACTGACTTCTCTGAGAGTGACATCGCCAGACGTAATACCATAGCTAATCTACTAGCAGAATGGAACCTAGTCAAGCTGGTCGATGTAGCAAAGTCTATAGAGCCTATTGCTCCTATTAGTCAAGTCAAGATCATCGTCTTCAAAGACAAAGCCAATTGGAACCTACAGAGTAAGTATAATATCGGACACCGGTAATTTAGGATATATTATGAGTGATGGATGGAGTGTGATACCACCTGGGGACAGTCAATTTAGAACAACTGTATCACCCGAAAGGTGGCAGATGGATATGTTTGGGGATGGATCGGTCATTATTAGATTCTTTAAGAAACCAAGTATCCTACGACGTATAACTTGTACTATTTTATTTGGTACCAAGTGGAAGACGTTTAGATGATAAGTATTATGATTTGTTTTATAGTAACTATCATTTGTATCGTTATTATATTATTAAAGGGTATATAATGAGAATTGGATTTACGTGTGGCGCATTTGACCTACTACATGCAGGCCATGTACTAATGTTGGCTGAGGCCAAGGCGCAATGTGATTGGCTCATCGTAGGACTTCAAACAGATCCTACCAATGATAGAAACAATAAGAATAAACCGGTTCAGACGACCTTTGAGAGATATACTCAACTTAAAGGTTGTAGGTTCGTTGACGAGATCGTTCCTTATGATACTGAAGATGATCTATTCAATCTACTATCGACTTATAATATCGATGTTCGTATTGTCTCTGACGAGTATAAAGATACTACGTTTACTGGAAAGCTTTTAGGCATCAATATCTACTATAATAAAAGATCACACAATTTTAGTTCATCTGAGCTAAGAAAACGACTAATTAGTAATAAATAACTTCGCTGATGCCATAATGGGTCAGCATAATACTCTCGCTTTTATAGGAGAATTAATATGATTAACAAACACTACTTCATTGGCTTCGATGACGTGTTCAAGACTCTAGAAGAGTTTCAACGTAACACAAAGGTCACGATGCCAACATTCCCCCCTTACAATATTAAAAAGATCGATGAGAATAAATTTCTTATTGAGATTGCTGTTGCCGGCTACGGTAAACAGGATATTGAAGTAGAATATCAAGATGGGATTCTATCGGTCAAGTCTGATGGACGGTCAGATCTCAATGATCTAATCGATGAAAAAGACCACGTATATCTGTGGCAAGGAATCGCCAAACGGGCATTTAACCACCGATTCAATCTAGCTGATACTGTTCAAGTGAAGACAGCTAAGATGGTCAATGGTATGTTAAAACTTTGGTTAGAAAACATTATACCAGATCACAAAAAACCTCAAAAGATCAATATTGAGGATGATGACTGGGAAGAACATATCACAAAAACATTATAGACTAAATTGGGGGCGACGAAAGTTGCCCCCTTTCTATAAATAAAGTAGCAAATCACGGGGTCATCATGGCATTAACTTTCGAAGCATTCAATCTAACTCTTCAGTATCATGATGACATCAATCGATTGATCTGGGACGATGACGATCAGATGCAGCCATTAGTCAGAGATGTTTTAATGAAGATTGCTGGAGCATGGCAAGAGTTTGCACATATTCCTACATCGGCCATCAAGGACATCGTAGTGACCGGTGGCAATGCCAACTATAACTATACACCTATGTCGGACATCGATATCCACCTATTGGTCGACATGCGTAAGATCTCTAAGGATAAAGAACTAGTTGATGACTATCTGTTTGATAAGAAGGCTCTATGGGCGCTTCAACACCCAGACATTAAAGTCCTAGGCTATCCTGTAGAGCTCTATGCTCAGAACTATACCGAGAAGGCATCTGACCAAGGTATCTATTCTATCAAGAACGATAAGTGGATCCAGAAGCCCAAGAAGACTGCAGTTAACTTCAATGCAGACAAAGGCCTTAAGCGTAAGGTCAAAGAGTACATGAAGACTATCAACCAGCTCATCAAGAGTGATGGTGATAATACTCAGCAGATCTCAGCCCTCAAGACTAAGTTTAGACTTATGCGTGGTGCTGGTATTGCTAGAGCCGGTGAATTCTCTTATGAGAATCTTCTCTACAAAGAGCTACGTAATCGTGGGTACATTGATAAGATGAACAAGTACCTAGAGAAGATCAGATCCAGAGAGTACTCACTCTACCCATCAGAAAAGACCAGCTAAACTCAAATACTTGTGTACATTAATACGCCGATGGTGTATATTGAATATTGCAGTAGTTTGAGGTGATGAATGGAATTCTATACTGATGTCAGCCTTCGTGGCAGTACTATCTATCTTCGTGGTAAAAAAGACGGTAAGCGTGTTCAACGTAAGATCGACTATAAGCCATACTTATTTTTAAATTCTAAGTCCAGTGATACCAAGTACAAGTCCCTGTACGGTAAGCCGGTAGACAAGGTCGAGTTCGACTCTGTATATGAAGCTCGTGACTTCCTCAAGCGGTATGCTGATGTCGATGGTGTTGAGATCTATGGTCTCGATAAGTTCGCCTATACTTTCATCAATGACTTCTATCCTGGTACCGTAGACTTTGATCCTTCTCAGATCAACATCGGTAACATCGATATCGAGACTGAGTCAGAGGGTGGATTTCCTAACATCGCCACTGCAGATCAACCGGTCACGGCCATCACCATCAAGTGTAAGGACAAGATCGTAGCACTCGGTTGTGGTGACTTCAATCCACCTGATCACGTGACATATATCCAGTGCATGAATGAGAGTCAACTACTCCTTAAGTTCCTAGACGCATGGAATGCGATGGACCTTGATATCATCACAGGTTGGAACGTAGAGTTCTTCGATATCCCGTATCTCGTCAATCGGATCACTCGTGTCCACGGTGAAGATTTTGCCAAGAAGTTATCCCCATGGCGGATGCTAGAAGATAGTACCGTAGAGATCATGGGGCGTAAGCAGCAG